CTAGCCGCTACATCTCAACGCGAGCAACTGGACCGTATTGGGGTGATATCGACGGCAAAGACTACTTTATGAAAATGCGGGGGAATAAGCCGTATCTGTGGACGGTTTATGTTGACAAAGTGGCAACAGCATTAGAGAAGATTAAGAGAGAGGGCGAAAAGAATGACTAAGCGCGAAAAGGTGATTCTAGCGGTGATTCTAGTAGTGGCGGCGGTGGTGGTCTATATCGACCACCAGAACACCCAGGAATGTTTGAAACGTGGCGGGGCGGAATTGGTTTGCTATGGTATAAAAGGATAAGAAGAAGAAGAAGAAGAAGAGAGAGGATTTCAGAAAATGAATATTGAAGAGATTGCCAAAGATATGGCGCGGGATGGGTATAACCCAAAAGACGACGGGGCTAATAATAGAGCACTGAAAGAATACCTACAGACGCAAGCGGGACTAGAGAACTATAAAGAGTGGATAACGTCTATGGTTGCGGAGCGATACAATAGCGAGGACGTGGAGGAATCCTTGAAAAGTTGCACGATGGCGGACTGGCTGGACGATATGCTAAACACGCCAGGCGAGCCGATTGCTAAAGATATCCTAGACGACTGGCGTGATAAAGAGATTGTGGCGTGGACACGGATATTAGAAGTGTTAGAGAGCACACACGACAAGGTCAAGGAAGCGGCAGAAGACCCAGATGGCAAGTACTACCTGGAGCTATCGAAAAACCTGGGCACGCTTTACGTGATGGACAACGATGATTATAGCGTGGTTGAGGCGTATGACCTCTGGGCGATTCAGGGCGAACTAGAAAAATACGACAGCGACTGGACAGAGGCGGATTATAGTAGCATTAAAGACGTAGTAAGATAGGAGTTTGTAAAATGAAAAGAATGTTACCAGCACATCAGTTTAAGATTGGGCGTAAGGCATATGGGTTGACGCAAGCCGACGCGGATGAATTGTACATGATTCTTGAGGGAAAGACTTCATACCGACAAGCTCAGGAGTGGGCTAAGGTTGCGCACCCTTATATGTCATCAGAAGTACGTGAGGTACTAGAGGCAATGGCCGAGCGAGAAGCTCAGGGACATAAAGTAATTTATAAACACAGAACTAATTAGCACAGATGATTAAATAAAATTGCCCGCCCGTGGCATAAAACGGGCAGAAGGAGAAACCATATGCAAAAAACTAAAAAGCCGATGAAGTTTATACGGATTGAAGAAGAACTTCTGAACCAGATTAAAGAGGTTGCGGAAAAGATGCACGCGTCTACAACGTGGACTGCAGGCTACTTATTGAGGCAACAGCTTAAGGCAATTGAGCAGGAGAAGACTGATGAGTAAAACTATAGTAATCCACGACGACCGAATTGACATATTAAAAGACGGGTACAACATCATCGAGCGTACAGTTTATCTGAACGGACAAGATTTACTGAGATTGTTAGGCGAGATAGAAGAAACGGAGGAAAAATAAAGCAAAAAAAGTGTTGACAAATTAGAACGAGCTTGATACAATAAGAACATAGCAAAAGCAAAGGCTATAAAGGACATTTCAGCGATTAGACGGCAAAAGCAGTGGAGCGGTAACCACTAATAAAATAACCGCCGAGAGCCTACCCTAATCGCGACCTCACACAACCTAAACTGGAGCTATCAATCCCACATAACAACAACGTCAAGCAATAGCAAGACAGGTTACCGAATGGAAAACCTAGCGACTTGTGCGACAAGGGACGGTTGATGAACTTTAACAACTAGGATAATCAGAGCAAAACGACGCGGTTTTATTCTCAACCGCATAACTGGACTAACAATCAGGTCTCGTTTCATCTATGGATTGTTAGTCTAACTGGCGACATCAAACCTTAAAGTAATTAAACTCACTTAATGATATACACTTGGTGTCGCCTTGCCCCAGTTATGCGGTTGACTTTAATCGTCTTGAATATCGTTTTGCCTTGATTGCTGAGTGCGATGTTTTTTGCCCACCCGTGCATCGTGCTTGGCAATCAGGGTGTTGTAGGCGACTGCGAGCGTCTACAACCTCTGGGTAATATTAAATAACATACTTAAGCAAAGGAGGTATGTATGAGCGTAACTTTACGAGAAGTGCTGGAGTTTAGCGGCTATAAGCCATTAAACAATCGGCAAGACGCGACTTGGTTACTATCAAGACGCAACGAGTTCACAGAGTTGCTAGAGGGGGCTGAGAGCTTGCTAGAAGACTTAGCCGAGCAACAGATAGAAGACGAGAACGACTTAAGAGCCGAGCTGGCGGAAGAATACGCCGAGCGGTCAAGACTAGAGGAGTATTGAGAATGGTAGATTATAGTAAAGAGTTTACATTATCAACTGCACCACAACGGTCGGCTGAGTGGTATAAAGAGCGTGCGGGTAAGCCGTCCGCGAGTATGCTTGCCGAGTTATTCGAAACTAAGCGAGATGGCACACCTACTGCTAAGGCTAAGGAATATCTGAAGAAGCTAGCGTTTGAGCGACGTTTTGGAGTTACTTACAATAGTTTTCAGACCAAAGCTATGGCAGACGGCGTGTATTTTGAAGATTTCGCTAAGCTGGTGTACCAGAAAGACACTGGCAACAAATTGTCTGAGGCGTTTTCTTACATATCAGATTGGTTCGTCGCAACACCAGACGCAAATGTAGTCGAGGCAAAGACCTCAAAGAAAGGGCTACTTGAATGCAAGGTGGTTGGCGATAATACCTTTATGGATGTTATGGAGAATGGAATACCTCACAAGCACGAATTGCAAGTTCAGGGTCAAATGATGGCTTCTGGAGTTGATTGGGTAGATTACATAGTGGTCAACCTTAAAACTCAGCATTACATCATCATACGTATCGAGCGGAATGACGAGCTCATCAAGCAGATTTACGAGCGATTGCACGAGCCGCTAGATTTGCCAGAGTTATCCGACTTAGGAGCGAAGAGTTTTGACCCAGAATTGCTCACACAATATATGAATAATAACCAAGGTATCACTAAAAATGAAGAAGTAGTGATACCAGATGATATAGGATTTTAGAAGATATGAAAATTGACGTAACACACATCTCGCCAGTTTACCCTCTCGGGACGACTGACGGGACGACATACACAATTGTTCCGAGGAGATGAAGATGAAGAACACCTTAACCAAAATCTGGTGGAGTTTTCTTGTGTTTTTGCTTATCGTAACAATCAGAGGCTTTTTCATTAGCGTTGGGCATAATTACCCCGTAGAGGAGAAGCTATCCGAGAAAGACCTTTTCTTAATGGCAACGAAAGACTGCTATAAACAATCGGCGTCCACTTTAGGTCTTGAAGAGAATAACCCGATTGTTGTTGAGTATTGCGGTTGCTATGGCAACACGATGGGGCAAAAATATAATGGTATGACCAAACGAGAGCTTGTGTCGCACACGCAAGAGTTTATAAAAATTGGAGAGCAATGCGCCGCTGACGTAAGCTCAAGGTATCAACAATATCAATAAAGAAAGGATTACGATATGGCACAATTAACATTTGTACTTGGACGAAGTGGAACAGGTAAAAGTTCATCTCTAAGACATCTTAAGAAGGCTGACAGCGTTGGTTACATCACCGCAACTGGCAAGCCACTGCCGTTCAAAAACGATATCCCACAATTTCACGCTAAGAATTATGGCGAATTGGCGACAGTCATTAAAAAAAGCACTAGCTCTATTATAGTAATCGATGACTTCAACTACTTTATGAGTTTTGAAGAGTTTTCGAAAGCTAACATTAAGGGATACGACAAGTTCACCGAGATGGCAGTCAACGTGGTCAATATCATCGAATTGATTACGAAGAAAGAGACAGCCCAGCGTTTTTATATCCTGGCTCACAGCGAGCAAAACGACGAGGGCTTATTGAAGTTGAAAACAACTGGTAAAATGGTAAGTGATAAGTTCGTTCCTGAAGGATTGACAAATCAGGTAATCGAAACAGCAGTTATCGACGGTGAGTTCGTCTTTAAGGTGAGGACTGATGGTACAGGTATTAAAACACCACTAGGAATGTTTGAAACCGATACTATCCCGAACGACCTTAAAGAGTTGGACAAGGCAATAGTAAACTTTTATAAATAAAGGAGGACAATATGTCAGAAGAAGAAAAGTTGCAGAAAGAGTTATTAAAAGAATTAGAGAATAACGACGTCAAGGTCGCAAAAGACAAAGTTGCTAAGATGAAAGAAAACATTATGAAAAGTGGTAACGGTCAATGGCTTGGACTTGGCATTCACGAAGTTACAGTAGACAAGATTGAGTTATTCCGTGCAAACACAGGTACTTTAGGTATGAAGTTCATCGTTAGTAACGCCGATGGTAAGTCTGAAGTCAAAATGTATTTGACTCAAAATACGTTGCCATTTGTTATTGAGAGATGTAGCCGATTGGTCGTTCATAACGTTGAACAAGACAAGAAGGATAGTGCTCGTAACTTTATGAGCAACATTCTTAGTTCTAAAGAGTTATTTGACACAATGACCAAGATGATTGACCAACGCAAAAAAGCAAAGAAAGAGTTTACTTGCTGGTTGTCTATAAAAGAAAGTAAAACTGAGACCCACACCAATGACAAGGGCGAGGAAGTTCCTAATAAAGAGTATTCTTTGTTGGGCTACAAGCCAAAGGAAGACGCTAAGGCTACTGTTGAAGAGATGTTAGACGACAGCGAAGATGTAGACCTCTCAGAAGTTCCATTCTAAGACTAAATGTAAGCGTATAGCCCGCATCACGGGCAACTTGGGATAATCTATTCGTTCTTTTATACCTTTGCACCCAGGTTGCCTATTATGCGGGCTATATAAGGAATAATATGCTAGAACGGGATTTTAAGAGAAAAGAGCAAGAGAAGTTAAAGGAAAAAGGCTGGGTTATCATTCAGTGTGTAGCGAGTCCAGGAGTACCGAAGTGTTTTCCCGACACAATACTACTAGCACCGAATGGATATCATTGCCTCATCGAATGGAAGAAAGGTAAGAACGCAAAGAGGCAACCACTTCAACCATACTGGAACGCTAAGTTGAATGGTATGAAGCACGACACTTTTTTCGCCGAGCCAGAGAACATTCAAGAAATATTAAGTGAGATATTAAAGAAAGGAAGTTTATGAGTTTTTCGCTATACCCATCTCAGGAAGACTACCTCAAGAGGTTAGGGAATAAGCCATACATATTCGCTGGGGTCGGCTCTGGCAAAACTCTTATGGCACTATTCAGAGCATACCGCACAGGTTCACGCAAAGTCTTAGTTATTTGTCCAGCATCTGTCCGCGATACCAAAGTTTGGGAACTCGACCTTGAGAAATCAGAGTTAGAGTTCGACGACTTCCAGGTCAAGGGTTACAGTTTTTTGCAGAAGTTCAAGGATATCGACTTCTCAGAGTACAAAGACTACTACATTATCATCGATGAGGCTCACAAGATAAAGAATAGCCAAAGCAAGCAAGGTCTGGGAGCATTTTACTTGTGTAGATTGACCGAGCGGGGTTATTCACTTCTAAGCGGTACGCCGATGAGTAAATGGGCAGACGCAGTGAATTATGCTAAGATTACAGGGTTAGTCAAAAATAAGACAGAATTCTATAACCGATATGTCATTGAAACCAGAGTTAAAGGTTACCCAGAAATAGTCGATTATGTGCACAAAGATGAGTTGGTCAAATGGTGGAATAGTATAGCTCTTAGAGGTCGCTCAGAAGAGTTTGTGGAGCTACCAGAGAAACAAGTCATTCGCGTCGATATACCAATCAAGCGAAAAGAATATGTCAGTATGCTAAAGACATATATGACAGAAGATGGAGAAGTACTCGACAGCCCTTCGAAATTGACTTGGGCATTACGCCAATTTGCTGAGGTGGCACCTGAAAAGATAAATTGGACGGTTGAGAAGATTGAAGGATTAGACAACTGTTTGGTATTCGTCAACACCGTGAATGCGATTGAGAAGTTGAGCGAGGCATTGAAGAAGAAGGGTATTAAGCACGGCGTTTGGTACGGAGCTAAGAAAGACAAGTTTACAGACCAAAACGTGATGATTGTTCAATACCAATCTGGTGGTACTGGCTTAAACTTACAGAAGTTTAGCACTACTATCTTCTTAAGCCCTTGCTACAGTTTTATCGACTACTCACAAGCAGAAGGTAGGACATACAGAAACGGTCAATCGAAACGATGTGTGTTTTATCAACTGAAGTCGCAACATACAATTGACACGGCAATCTATAAAGCATTGAATGCGAAAAAAGACTTCGATAATAACTTAACTAATTTGGACGACAAGACTATAATAGAATTATTAAATGGCAACGCCTAGGAGGGGAGTAAATGTTTATTTTAATCTGGATAATAATTGTCATGTTCTTGCTAATTTTCGTAGCAATCTCAGAGTACGAAATCGCTAAGCAAGACAAAGAATGGCTAAAAGAGTTCAGGAAGGATGATATATGGAAAAAGGAGGAAAAGACGTGGAAAGAGAAGTAGCACAACCTTATTACGAAGATGATTATCAATCATTGGATGAAATGAGTACTATCGACCTTCTAGAAATGAAGGAGGGTGCATTAAACGACCTGAACGNGATCGTAAAGAATATCTTTGAGGGTATTGTACCAGATGACGAACTAGAGAAACTTATTACAGATATTGAGAAAACACAATGTTCACACTAATTTGGATACTATTTATAGTTTTAATTCTTATCCTGGTAGCTATATCGGAATACAACATAGCTAAGCAGGATAAAGNAAAGCCTTACTATGAGGATGACTACCAGTCATTAGACGAGGTCGACACAGTAGATTTGCTAGAGATGAAAGAGGGTGCATTAAACGACCTGAACGAGAGCGAACACACTATTCATCGTATAAATCAGATATTAGCTAGTCGTGCAATTTATGCCACGCAATTGGAACTATTTTAAGGGAGCGAAGAAGTGAAATCGAAGATGATCTCGTTGTATGAAATAGCCTTAATAGTATCAACTATAGGTGGATTTGCACTAATCATTTTTCTAACTGTTATCAGTTCTAATGAAGAAAAACAAGCTATGGACGTTAAAGCTCGTTGTGAATCCGTTGGCGGCAAAATGGGTTATCTAAAATGTTTCAAAGATGGAAAGGAGATAAAGATATGAAATACAAGCTTCTAAAAGATACGCCCACAATTAAGGCTGGTACCATTTTTGAAGAAATCGTTAATATGTCTGATGGAACCAGAGAGCTAACTGTGGCTGTACCAGGTGAAGACACACCACAAGATCCTCAATTCACAATTCAAGATATAGATAACTTTGACGAGTGGTTCGAGGAAATCAAAGAACCGACAGACAGCGCTCACTGGAAGCCAAAAATAGCCGAGAAATACTTCTACATTAACGAATATGGAGATGTGGAGTGGGAAGTCTGGAACGACGACGATGTGGATAACAGACTTATGGCTATGGGTCTTGTCTATCGCACTGAAGAAGAATGTGAAGAAGCTCGCGACCGAAGGCTAGCAGAAGTCAGACTGAGCCAAACCTCGGACTTTAAGCCAGACTTTGAGAATGGAAGCGGCGGGTGGGTTGTGTGTTACCGCCGCCGTGCTGGAAAATTAGACTACATAAAAACCTATGGTTGCGATAGCGGCGAACCAGTTCGTTACGCAACCATGAAAGAAGCTGAAAAATCTATCGAAGAAAACAGAGAAGATTGGTTAACATATTTTGGAGTAAAGGAGTAAAGTATGGCCGGCAATACGATTGGTGGTAAGAAAGCCGCCGCAAAAAATCTAGCAAGCAATCCAAACTTTTATGCAGAAATTGGACGAAAAGGTGGCTCAGCTACATTTGCAAGCCACGGAAGTTGTAAAGGATTTGCACAAGACATTGAATGCGATTGCGACTTAATTGACGGTCCTCACTTTGTAAAAAAATGTGCGGGTAAAAAAGGCGGTCGTATAAGCAAACGTAAGTAAACGGGTACGATTTGTACCCAGTAGAACATTAACAATTCAACTGTAGAACTGGACAGATGACTATTTTGC